ATTGACTATCGCGGGACAAAACTGATGCCGTCGGGTTCAGCATGTCGCGAAAGCAAACGCCATGAAGGCGGTGCTGCTGACTTGTTTAATGAACTCCGTTTACCCAGTATGTCGAAATCTTCTCCATTGACGCGCGAAGGTAAACTTCGCGCGTTGACGCATGAGGTAACGCGATGGCGTAAAACAACCATCGAGTATGCTCGTAGCGTCTGCAAAGAGAAGATGCGCCTCGACATGGGCGGGGACCTTAATGACGTTGATGTCGTCGCGATCCCAGAGCCTGGGAAATTCCGTATTATCACTAAAGGCAGTGGCTATTTGTATACAGCCCTTCAACCTCTGCAGGGGTTGATGTTGTCTGCCTGGAAGCGACGATCGGAAAGTACCATGCTCCACGACGACCTGACGGAGAGTGTCCGCCGGCTGGATGGACTCGACTGCGATTGGTGGTGTTCGGTTGACTACGAGGCAGCAACTGACTTGTTGAAATCGCACGCAACGCAGACCGCTTACCTTGGTTTACCTGTCAATAAGCAGGTGTCATGGTCTGACCTCTTTAAGAAGGTCAGTGAACGTTCAGGGGTGAACGTCGATGACTTTAACCTCGGATGGTGGTCTTTGCGTACAGGTGGGACGGTGAGGTATCCTCCAAAATCCGGGATTGCCCCGGTGAGGATGGAGAGTGGCCAATTGATGGGTCACCCCTTATCGTTCCCCCTTCTGTGCATTATCAACTTATCAGTCTACCGCGCAGCAATTGAGAGATGCTTTGTGTTGCATCCTCATCGGATTCCATTGTTGAGGAAGATGTGGTCCAACGTGATCGTCAATGGAGATGACATGCTGTTTAAGTGTTACACGGAGTTCTATCCGGTCTTTCTTGAGACCGCGAAATCCGTCGGATTTAAGATTTCCGATGGTAAGAACTATTTGTCCCGTGACACATGCATGATCAACTCTCAGACGTTCATGCGCCGCAATGGTGTCATGGTCCGGAAGGGTTATCTCAACTTGAAGTTCGTTACCGGTCTCTCCCTGAAAGGGGGAGATTCGGAAGCGAAACCGACAGACCTCGGAAGAGATCTGTCGAAGATGGTTGAGTTGTGCCCCTGGACGGCTTGTTCGATACCTGCCGTTTTTGCACGGTTTAAACAGGACTGGTTTGGGGCGTTATATCACCCTAACTGGTACCTGCCTGTGCATCTTGGCGGTTTCGGTTTAAGCCTTGACATCGCACCGTCCACGGTCACGTTTACACGTAACCAAAGACGGTTTGCGGCTGCATTCGTTGCTGACCCCAAGCTGGCTTTGTATCGGCGGAAAGGTTTCACGATTCCTGTCGCTCAATACGCTGGCGCGGTCGCCAAATGGGAAATGTACCCAATTGGACCTACCGTGCTGCGGAGCGGACAGTCGTTTGACCTGGATGACGAGTGGTTGGCGAGAATAGCATACGCTGTTCGAGCATCGCAAATGGGTAAAACCCAGGTGTCAGATGCCGTCGCGATTGCGAAACTCAAGCCTAACCTTCGTCAGAAGCCGATGTCCGTCGGAGATCTTGCACGTTATTGGTCTGTGCATGTTGCCTCCCACGGTTTGCCTGCTTGTCCTCCTCTGGAATACCTTTGAGAACTTCGATTGGCCCGGAATGCCTTCAACTTGTCCCGCGGATTCGATCCGAATCCGGTCTGAACGTGGGCGAAAGCCTAACGGGTTGCTGTGTGTAATAACCCAAAACGTTTGGGAAAGAACTCATGAAAACTGTGAGCTCTGGATCTGTAAACACTTACGTGCTAAACAAAATGCCGAGAGACTGCACGGCGTTTCCATGTATTCAGCCGATCCGTTATTCTGGTTCTCTGTCATCAATACTCAAGTCTGTTGACCTCTGAGGACGTGCGTACGCATTCGTTAGGACTGATCATCCAACGTTGGGAAACACGTATTTTGATGGGAATCTCTTGCGATTCAATGGTGGGGTGACCCACTAACCGGCAACGGTACCGAGTCCCGTGAGGGGCTGGCTGCGAGGCCTGGCGGCATTGAATCTGCGGAAGAGAAACCTTAGGAGATAAAGGAATAACGACGTACTAGGTGACTACGTGGTTACACAGCGATGTACAGTCCCACCTTTGGTCGGGTGGGATCCGTTACAATGACCAAATCGAAGAAATCAACACAGGCGTCTCCCAACGCCACCAAATACCCTGCACTGGCCAGGATGGCAGCCCAGAACCCCAAGAAGAAGAAGAAGAACAGAATAGCAGTAATGCCATTCCCCACAGCATCCAACCCTCGCGGATCCTCGAGTTTTGTGACTCGAGAGGAAGAGGAGTTGATTGGAATTGTTATGGGAAGTTCTTCGACGACGCCTGTCGTCAAATCCTTCTCGGTTAATCCTGGGCAGGTGGAAACATTTCCACTGCTATCCCAAATTGCAAAGCTCTATGAGAAGTACCGTTTCCGTAGTTTGAAGTTTCGTTACGAACCGATGGTTAGTCAGTACGCAACGGGCGGTCAAACAGGTCTTGTTATTCTGCAGCACGACACTGATGCATCTGATGCCCCTCCTACGACTCTTGTCGAAGTTAATAACTCTGACATTAGAGATCAAAAGATTGGGTATCAGGGGTTCAGTCTGCCAATTCCTCGCAAGGCTCTAGAAGCCTCGCTGGATAACTGGCATTTCGTGCGGCCCGGAGGACTTCCAGGTTCTTCGGATATCAAGACTTACGATGTCGGTAATCTCAACGTCGTAACCTACAATAATGGGACGACAGCGGCCTTGGGCCTTCTGTACGTCGACTATATTGTCGATCTCGACGTTCGAGTTAACGAGAATTCCGTCTCCGCACCCCGAAACCATTCTGCGACGTGCTTCGGCACTGTCGCTGCTGGCGAGTCGATGGTTAATGGCACACCTACTATTCTTGCTTTGCAGAATAAGTTTGGTGCGTCTACCGTCGGACAAGCCGCGAATGGTCTCGGAGCTACGATCAGTTCCACTGGGAGTATCACGCTCCCCGCCGGCAATTATATGATTGACTGGCAGGGATACGCAGTGTACTCAGCTGGATCTGGTTCGTGGGTTGAAGTTGATCTACTCCTCAACGGTACCGTGGTCGATTGTCAAAACAATCTTCCTGGTGCCGCTGGCCGGATGTACATCAACTATTTCAACACGGGTCCCGTCTCGGGCTCTGCAATGTTGGCCATTAGTTCAACAGATGTCCTCCAACTTCAAGCTTCTACCGTGTGGAATGAACCTTCCACCGGCGTTGTCTTTGTTGCTTTGAGGATCCTGTCTGTCTAAGCAGGGTATCGCAGTT